GTTTTGCGTTAGACATAGATCTTGCTAGTGCTTTTGTGTATCTAGAAGCTAATCTATCGTAGAGGTTATCTTCGATAGCTTCTTCTGTGATAGCGAAAGCTAGCGCAATCGTTTCCATAGTGTAACGAGCAGTGTAAGTCTCTTGTGCTGTATCGTATGATACACCTTGACCTTCTGCTTTTACATCAGCGTTGGCAAAACCAGATAACATAACTTCCTCTTCGAAAGCCCTGTCACTTGATTCTGTAACGTATATTTCGGCAGACTCGTTGTCGTACCTTTTGTATTCCAGCCCAAATAGTGCATTTAGGCCTGGTTCTAGTTCTTTAACTAGCTGTGCTCGTGATATTGCCATAGTCTATATGCTCCTATTATGTATTACGAATTAATTCGTTTTGGTTCTGAACAACTCTAACTGTAGCATAAGCTGCAGTTAAATCTGAGTTATCTGGATCTTCAGAAGATCCTAAGAATCTCCACGTCTTAGTATTCGCATTTGAACCGCCAGAAACTTTAAGTGTTGCATTAGATCTTCCACCCGAAGCTGTTCCAGATGTTGAAGATGTGTTCATCCCGTAGGTTTCCCATATCTTAGCATGCCATCCAGCTATAGTTGATGCAACTTGTGCATCAGTTACAACATTGTAAACTTGGAAAGGGTTATCTAATACGAACGCTGTAGTTTCTTCGCTGTTCGCTGGAGTTACTTGGTAATAATAATTGCTCCACGTAGGCTTCAACGTAGTTGCAGCCGTGAAGTAGCAACCATTAAAGACACCGACAGTCGTTGCCGTTTCGCTACCTTGCGCACCAACAACATATCCAGAGGAAATAGTTACTGCTTCTCCTTGGTATATGCTAGTGGCTTGGTTAGTAGCAATCCAGTATGCTCCTTGACCTGCTGTCGCGGGAGTTGATCCCAACGTTCCAGAAGCCCAAAGACCAAAACCAGCTGTTTGTGTGTTTGCCATAGTTTCTCCTTTTGTCTATTTGCATAGACGATTTATATTATCCGATGATAGGGAATTGGTTGTTATCCCGAGAATAGTTAAAAAATTAACTTTTCTTTGTACCACCGAAGGTTACGCGAGATTGTCGATCGACATCGATCGGCATACTCTTATGTTGTTCCCTAAGTAAGTCGGTTTCAACTGCTTCGTCCTGACCTTCAGTTAATTTTTTCTGATAATCAGCACGCGCTTGTGCGAGTTCTTCGGGTATCCTAGCCAACAGTAGGCCTCCTACTCCAATGACTCCCTTATATTTTCCTTCGTTCACAACTGGATAGTCAGAATCGGTATATTCATCAGCTCTCACTAATTCATATCCTTCTCTAAGTCTTCCATAGATATTTTTACTATCTGTGAATCCTAGAGATTCTGCTCTAATCCATCTGTGCCTGAATCCATCAGGTGCAGGGGGTGCATCTAGAGAAGATGGTGGCTTGTACTCTTTTGGACGTTCAGTTTTTGTCCGAGTTCCAGCCGCACGAGAAAGTTTTTTGTCTTTTGTCATATGCTTACGCCTCCTTCGTGAGTTTTAATTGTTTTGCATATTCTTCGAGTGGCACACCTAATTTTTTAGCTATTGCTACTTGAGACGATGTGAGTCTCACTTGTTTGCGACCAGTTTTTGCACTTCTGCTTGCAGAAGCCACCGACTGAACGGGTCTAGTCGTTTGTATGCTATCACTTTTATCAAATTTATGTGGGAAGTCAACACGTATTCGTTTGTCTATTTCCTCATAATACTCATTTGATTTAGGGTCATAACCTTCTTTTTCTACTAAATCCTTGTGAATCTCAAACGCCGTAAAAGTCATCGCTCGGTTTGTACCGAACCATTTGTTTCTAGACGCCCAATCTTCCGCTTCAGGATCAGCTTGAGGTAATGACTGTGGAGCTTGTCTTGGTAAATTTCCACCGTCGGAAAGTTGAACAGGTTTCTCTGCCTGTACAGACTGTCGTTGTTTTAATTTAGCATTATCAAACGCAAGTTCTGCAATACGTTTGTTTGCTTCGACTTGAGCGGGAGCGTCTCCAGCTTCAATAGCTTGGGCCAATTGTTTTTGAGCCATGTCCATTCCGCTTTTAACACTTTCTTCAAATCTTTTTGTATAATCAGCATCGACTTTTTGAAATCTTTCCTGATCAAGTTTTCTTTTAGTTTCTAAAGATTGAGCATATTGTATGGCAGCTTCTTCTCTACGTTCTGCTTCTCTCATCTTACGAGTAAGTTTTGCAATACGTGATTGAACGCCTTTACTATAATCCTCTAACTTAGAGTCTTCTTGTTTCTGTTCTTTTTTTATTTCTTTTACTGTTTCTTGTTCCGGTGCGCTTGTTTCCTCTTTTGTTTCAATAACCGCTTCTTCTTTTTGTTCTTCAACAGCTACATCAACTTCAGGTCCTGAAGTATCAATGTCTACTGTTTTTTCGCTCGGTTTTTTGTTTTCTTCTTCTGGCATAGTTTCTCCTTTTCTATGTTAGTATTTATGCAAGAGATCTTCTGGATCCTTGACGGTTGCTAGAATTTCATCTTCATTTAACAACCTGACTTCCCCACCTTCAATATTAATACGTGATCCTGCATAACGTGCAAAGACCACCCAATCACCAACCTTGCACCATGGACCTGTTGGATATCTCTCTTTATCCTTATAGCATTCTGATCCCATCGCTAATACGTTTCCGCATTGTGATGCAACTTGTTGACGTTCTAATGTTGATTCGTTCATGATTACTCCCCCTTTAGTTTTTTCATTCATTTTAAATGGTAAAACTAAAATTCTCCAACCAGTTGGTTGAGGAAGTTTATCTTTTTGATTTGTAACTTCGGATTTTTTTACTCCGACTAATTCTTTATTTGGTGTGATTATCTTTGGGCTTGACGCCGTTGATATTGATGACTGTTCCTTTTGACTCATTTTGCTCCTTATTATCTAGCAGGTTAGAGAGTTCCTGTTTAGTTGCCTCTAGGGCGTTTATTTGTCCGATAATATACTTATATGTTTCCATATTGTCAACCCCTCCGGACGTTATAGAGATTGATAATTGACTAATACGAGCATCTAATGCTCTTCTTAATTTATAAACTACGTTTTCTAAATCAGCCATATTAATAAGTTAAACCAGCTATTGCAGCATTACAAGGTCTACAACTTTTTTTAAATCTACTGTGAGACGTACAATGTTCAGCTCTTTGCGGTTTAACTACTTCCTGTATTTCTTCCTTAATTTCTTCTAGTATAATAGGTTTTTCTTTTTTACTGAATAAACCTTTTACCCAGTTTATAAAATGTGTAATCATTATTTTATTTGACAGCCTACTTTTTTACCAGCCATGACTACGCCACCACTAGCATATTTTTTTCTTGTTCCTCCGAAATGAGGAGAATGCTCTTTTAGATATTGTGATCTAGTTTTTTTCCAACTTTTACCTGGAGTTTTAAGAATCTCTTTTGCTTCACTAGGTTTAATTCCTGAACCCAGTCCTTTTGCAATTTTTTTAGCACCTTTGATAGCACCTTTAACAATACTGCCCGCAGCATATTTTTTTCTCTTATCACCTCTAACCCACATATGTGGTCCATGAGGTCTAGGTTTTTTTGCGCTTCCACCTTTTCTAAGTGGTTTCATGTATTTTGGCATTTTTTCTTTAAGTCTTTGAAGATCTTTTGGAGAAGGTTGTTTTGGAAGCTTAGGCATTTTTTTATGTTTTGATAACATATCTTTAAATTTACCTATATTACCTGAATCTGGTCCACCACCATGAGTTTTAAATTTTTTTCTTCGGCCTCCTGCTGAAGGTCCCATTCCTTTTCCAGCTTTTGGTCTTCTTTTTTGTTCAGGTGGCATCGGTCTTGTTGCTGGTGTTCCAGCTTTTCTTTCAGTTTGTTTTAATTTACCAATAGAACCACCTGTTGCTAATTCACTTCTAATTCTAGATTTTTCTTCTCTTAAATTTCTTTTGCCTTTTGAAGTGTAAGCTTTTTCTGCATCTACTCTTCCAAGTTCTTCTAATCTGTTTTCTCTTCTAGTGTTTCTAAAACTTCTTCCTTTTCTTGACGGTTTGTCTTTTACTATTCTTATTGGCATATTATTTTCCTTTTCTTTTCTTAGCCATTTTCTTAAATGTCTTTGCTAACGCTTTTGCTCTTCCAGTGCAACCTTTTTTTGTAATAGGTGTACACTTTCCTTTAGTTCCACGTTTCTTGATTGATTTATTTACGTCTTGTATCCAACCACCTTTAGCTTTGTAAGTAGGTTTTCCTTTTTTCCAAATTTTAGTTATTTTTTCTGGAGATTTATATATTCTATCTTTTCCATATCGTTCTCTATTACGTTCAGTATCGGGCACTAATCTTCCAGTTTTTCTATCAGTAAAACTTTCATATCTTAATTGTTTTCCCCTACCACTCATGTTCATTTCTCTAACAGCGTCCCGTTGTTTGTCGTAATATTTTTTTTGAGATTTTTTACTAGGTCCAATTCCTGATTGTGATTTATGTGTAATTCCACCACTTTTACTAACGGCGCTTCCACCTTTTTTAAATCCAACTCTTTCAGGCATTGTATATCCATCAGCGTTATGCCCTGCTGGTGGTCTATATCCTGATCTTGGACTTGTTGCATGTTGCAAAGTTAAAGATGTTTGTCCAGAGTTTGGTGATCTAAAAGTTCTCACTGAGCTACACCTTTTTTAATTTTAAATTTTTGTACATCTCCCCTAGGATCTATGGGATGATAACTTGTTGATCTTTTAAATTTAAATGCTGTTCCAGTATCTTTCATTCCTTTTCTAGTTTTTTGTCCTTCTTTCATCATTTTTTTACCTTCTCTAATTTTCTTTTCTGCGTCAGATAATTTATCAAT